GTGCGCTTTATTAATCTCACGCTGTTTCCCAACTAAGGGACTCACAGCGCTCATCGGATAAGGCGTTCCTGACCATTTATATGTAAAAGGTAGTAGAGGATAATTTTCCACGGGGAACTCTTGCTGATATAAGGTAACATCGCCAGCTACGCAGGATTGCTTAACTGCTGGCTTGTAAAATTCAACTACATCTACAACCATAGACGCAAACTTAGGGTCTTCCATTAATACTTTTTGTTCTTTTGCGGTAACAACACTATTCTGAATAATACTTGCAGCCTTTTGTGCTTCAGCCATTAATTGCTGTTGAGCTGACTGTAATTGCTCTTGATTCATCTTTTGCTGTTTTTCCATTTCAAGCTGCATTCTTTCGGGAAGCATTTCTTCAGCTTCTACAGCTTGACTCATTTGCATTTGCATTTCCTGCATTTGCACAGTCATTTCTTTTTGCATTTCAGTTATCTGGACTCTAACGCCTTCCTGAATCTTTTTCATTTCCTCTGGGGAAGGAAGTACCTGATAGAAAATATTGTAATATTTTATTTGCATTTTCTCGTAAAGCTCAAAAAGCTCTATCATCTCATCTATGCTTCCATCGGACTCATAGCCTTCGGTAATATCTTTATATTGGATATCAGCACTATCTGTAGCGCTACTAGAATAACTAATGTCTTCCCCAAATCTTCCAGAAGCTCTTTTTATTTTAGCTGAATACTGAGGGTATGTTTTTAATAGCTGCGTTCTTGTAAAAACTTTTCTTATCATAATATGAGCAGCATCTGTAAATAAAGGATCTCTAGATTTTGGGTCTACATATATATCAAAAGGTTCTGGTTGTTGAATGACAACTTCACCCATGCCCTGGTCCGCATTCGGATCAACAGTAACCAATAAATAACCTACACTTTTAGTTATAGCATCATTTATGACATTAGAGTATAAAGCTTGACCATTAGATTTATTCCAAATATAATCAGCAATATCAGAAAATACAGCAGCAACACCAGAGTCAGACCCTTCAGCGCCAACTGCTTGCCATCTTGGGCTAGAAGCCGTAGCATAATAATTAAGCATTTCAACGACAGGTATAACCCTATTAATCGTAAAGGTTGGCATACCCGTTTCTTCAAGAGCTTTTTTCTCTTTTGCAGAAAGTTGGTTGTCCAAGTAAAAATCGTAGCCCTGCTGATTGTTAGTCTCCCATTTCTCTCTAAAACTATTATTTAAAGAGTCATAAAGTTGTTTAACCTTGTCAGCTGTCTTATCTGTTCTTTTTGCCATCGGCTCCCTATGCTAACACCCAGCTCTTGGGTGAACTGGTTTTCCTACTGTGAGTTCCATCTTTATGAACGGCAATATTCTGGGGCGGGTGAGCGTACTTTACTGCGTAAGCAAGCGCATCAATGGTATCATCATGCGCCATACGTGGTCCGAATGTAACTATTTCATGTTGTAAGTCATAATGACTTTTTTTAATTTTTATTGAGCCGATTGTCATTCGTTGCGCAAGGACTCCTTGTATTCTATCTAATTTGCTCTGCCTTGTTCCTGGCTTTTCCTCTTTCCAGCGAACAGAGAAATCATTCCTTCTTCTAGATTCAGCCATCAAGGCTTGGAATAAAGGTCTACTCATAGTCGTATCTTCTACAACAAACAAACTTGGATGATACATTCCACCTACATTATACATCTTATCAACAATCCCAGTCCTATCCTCACCAGGGATCCCGAGTACAGGTAACCCTCGCTCCCGAATATAATCAAGTACATATACGTTATTGTTTTCATCTACGCCTACCACCATTATTACGGAGAAGTCAGAATCCCGTCTCATTGAATCCGTAGCAGGATCAACTCCGACAAATACATTTATAGGGATTGCGTCGCCATCAGTTATTATAAAGTTAAGATTTGTTTTCTCATCATGTAAAAAATTCCCTTCCCAATACTTAATATGCTTCATATTGAAAATAGAATCCTCTGCGCTCTGAACTTCCATCATGTATTCTTGATGAAACTTCTGAGGACTGCCAGAGTCTTGATAGAACTTCTTTTTTTCCTCTAATTTTTTTATTGGGAACCAAGAGTCCCATAGAGCGTTCCCTCGCTCGTCAATCGCTTTGTACGTTTTTACAGTCCAGGCAAAATCGCTCTTTTGTTTGTCTGCTCTAGCGTAATTAGCTAATAAATTATTAATAAAAGAATCATAATGGACAGGAGTACCGTTAATACGGAGCCGACCAGTATGAGGCTCCAGAGCAGGATAAACAACCGCAGTGATAAGGTTGTTGTTCTTTGCTCTAGCTTCTGGAGTAATGGTATTATTTTCATCTTCAAAGTCATCCAATATAATCAAGTCATAACGCTTATGAAGCTTTGCTCCACCACGAATACCTGATATGTTTGATTTACATAAAAGTTTGTGACCAGTACTAAGCTCTATATCTTCCTCTGTCCATTTTCTTCCTTTTAAATTGCCAAAATAGTATTCTATTCTATCGTTGAACTCAAGATGATGCTTAATATAGTCCATATTCCCAGTTGCAAGCTTTGCAGTAGCAGATACCCACCCATAAAACAAAGGCTCTTTTGTCGTAAACAAAAAAGACCATAGTATATCACATTTGGTTAAAACGGTTTTACCATGACCTCTAGGCATAATTACAGCAAGTTGTTTTACTTCTTTATCCATTATCGAATCAGCAATCTCATAATGGAACCAAGGTGTTTCGGATCTCATATAGTCGTCAGGAAGAAACAACTTCCCGAAGGCTAGCATATCCGTTGACGCCTCCAGCAAAGCTTCTTCAGCCTTGCTGACATTCTGGGTATTTATATTCAAGCTAAAGTTTCAAGTAACCCTTTTACTTCAGCCCAAATTTTATCGTCTTTTTTTGACTTACTAGCTTTAACAGCATGGTCGCCTATCATTACAATGAGTTTAACCATCCCCATTTTCCTTACTAATCTTCCGATTATTCTTTTAAGCATCATAGCCCCTTCCCGTTTATTCTTCCTTTTATATAAGCTAAATCGTCTGTAACGTCATTTAACTCTTTAACAATATCCTGTCTATGTCTCGAGGATGTTTCGTCTGAACGATTCCACCTGTCAAGCATCTTTAAAATTATTGATTCAACATTACCCATTTTAGTCTCAGCTTTAGCAATGGACTGCCGAATACTATCTAAATCTTCATTCTGAGCCTTCTGACTCTTAATTAAATTAATTATCATCATAGCAAATAAAATTACTATTATTCCTACTGCCCCATACTCGGCATATATACCGAAGAGTTTGGAATCAACCATTCTTTTCTTTCTCTTTGTCTGCGTCTTCTTTTTCTATCGCAGTAGAGAGAGCCATTCCATAGCTTGGACCGTAGTTTCTCAGATCGACTTCTTCTTTTGTCTTATTTATGGGCTTATCTAAGTCTTCCAAGGTGATTGGATTATCGTTTTTATTCATTATTCAAAAATTGGTGCATCTTGCTCTAAAACCATATCTTCAAACTTTTCTTCAGTTACTTCGCCCATAAAACTGTCAAATTGAGAAAGGGGTATCCCAAAAGCTGCTGCTAACTCAAATCTCATAGCACTAATGTCTATTTCACCCTTGCCAGCACTAGAAGCCTTCATTGTGCCGTGAACTTTCCCCCTTTTGCTTGCCGACTCTAAAGATTCCAGTATTACTTTACCAAAATCCTTGTCGCTTAGTTCAGCAAAATTCCTATTAGTCCCAATTCCATCATATTTAGTTTTTACCCTTGTAAAATCATTTGAATTTAATAAAATTCTCTTTGCACGTAGAGCAGCCGTGTTTATTGCAACGATCAAAGCTTCTCTAGTAACCGAATTGGCTCCTTTACTATCAAGAATTAATACAGAATTTTTAGGTGCCCTCGATATGAGATGATTCATTAGCTTAACGCTTGATATTCTTACCTGCTTAGATTCGTCTTTGGTCAAGTCGTTTAACGTAAACCCCATCGATCCCCCTTTTCCCGATGTTCTTTTTCCAGAGGCAAACTCAACGCCCTCAAAATAAGTCACGTTCTCACTGGGAACACGCCTTGTCCTAAAAGACATCCCAGCCGTATCGTACAACAAAAACCTACTGCCTTTTAGCTTTATAGATAGGTGGTGCTGCACTACATCCTCTTTCGTAGGGTCAGGCAGGTTTTTCCCTAAGCGTTTACTCGTTCTTTGCAAAATCTCATGATTACCATCGTTAACGTAGCTTACCCTACCACTTCCAGCCTTAGCGGTTTCTGAGTTAGCACTAAAAGCGGGAAGATCCCTTACAGTTTTATGTGGACCTACGCCGACAGTAAACTCTTCTGCTTTTTGAGCCACATGGGTCCTGTAGCTAGTAGCCGCTTTTGTCTTATCAATATTCAAGCCATCCTCTATATCCATCCGCTTTAAAGCTTTCTCTGGGTCTGGAGAGTTCTGCGCTTCCGTAAACCGCTTCCCAAATGATTTATTGCTATCGTCAGTTGCTTTTAATAAATTCCCAAATTTCTTACTCTTAAACAATTTTTTCCCAAATTTTAGCCCTTGTTTAGCAACATGACCAAAGGGAATAGCAGTAAGTGCAAGATCTATACCAAGTTGTTTTTTTGTTTTTGGGATCAGACTATTAAGAGTATCTATAGTCAAAGCAAGACCTTTTTCATGTCCAGCTGCTCTTTCTGGATCCTTATGTTGGGATGGGATGCGCTTGGCTACTTTCTGCCCCAAGGTTAGAGGCGCAGCCTCGAAATTTTTATTTTTAGGGACGACCCCTACGGGTCTGTTCAACAAATCAAAGAAATCTTCTTCTTTATGATTCGGAGTGTGCATCAGCAACTTCACCTATTAGCTCTGGACGTTTTGCTGAATCGAGCATCTTATCGGAAAAACCTTGAAAGACAGCGCCTGTAAGCTGAGTAACCTTTTGTTTGGGAATTACATCGGCAGCATCCCACAACATAGATAACGCTTTTAGCCTATCGTTAGACCTGTCCGCATTTTCGGCTTCTAGCTTAACACCCTTAATAAGGTATTTAAGATCAATCCCCATACCCTTTAGCACTTCATCGAGTTCTTCTTTAACAGCACTCACAATTCGCTCCTGTTTGACTAGAACGGCTGATTTCATTTTAGCATACTGGTTACTTTCTGTACCAAATGCTCTCTTATAGGCTTCTTCGGGTGAAAATCCGTTAGCAATATACTTAGAGAACGCTGCTTCATTAGCAGTCAAGTAATTACGGTCTAATACTCGTTTCTTTGTATTCTTTGATGCCGTAGACGAAAAAGTATATATGTTCTCTCGTCTTTCCGTATCCATCTTATCTTTAGCTCGGCACAAATAAGTCCCAGTGCAAGTCCCTATATATTTAATAGGATACCTGCCTTGGTTCATCACCTGGTTGACTCTCAGAGCTTGAATAACATTTCCGTCATCTGCTCTAAGCCAATCACCAAGCTGGGCTTTACGCCAATCGCTAACAATTCTTATTTTATCAGGGATTTCGCCATCATCTTCGTACACTGGGTGGAGATTTGTACCAATCTTATATTGGCGCATCTAGGCTTCTCCAACACATTCTCCTGGATAAGACATAAGTAGTGACTCCACTAGACCTGCAGCACTTATCTTATTCATAACCTCTTCACTAGCGTTTATTGCAACAGGCTCAGTATCCTCGTCTATTCTTTCTTCTAACGATTCAAGCTCACCTGTTGTTTCGTTGTAAATAATGGTTAAGGTGTACGTTTTCATGTGGTAAGTTTAAAAAAGAATACTATAATGAGGAAACTAAAAGTTAAAAGTATTTAGTACTTGCCCCGTATAGGTAAAAACCCTTACCGTTGCCGTAGGAGAAAAAGCAAGAATCTTCTTTTTTGTTCATTCGCTTAAACCTAATAAAAAAAATCCCCCCTCTACATATAACAATAGGCTTGTCTTTTTAGACAGATCAAGCAATTCGTTATAATTCATCAATGCGACAAAAATAGTCGTATATAAAGCATCACACACTCTTAGAATTACAGAAAGTTCAAAAATTACCACAAAATGTTACGCACCCTATATTAATGGCAAGCGGGCTTGCTTCGGAACATCGTTTCGGAGAATAAGTTATCATTCAAAAATCAAATAGAAAGGAATTCATATGAATTTCATTACTTATTTCCTCACAATCTCCCCGAACACTCAGCGTCCATACTTCACGCCTGCCGCTTGGACCAAGCACTCCGTGCCTGGCAAAGACGGCAAGCCTGTCGCTCTGAACGCAGTCGACAACGGTGGCAACCGTGGCAAGCTACCTGAAGGCGCACCTTCAGCCATCCTGCCCGCCGCTGACGCTGATCACACGAACCTTCCTGCGAAAGTTTCCTATGACCCAGCGACCAGCAAGGTCGTCGCCTTCGTGCAGTCCAGCTGACTCAAGCCCCTTACGGGGCTTTCATCATTAGCTAATAGGGGTGGATGCACAAGCATTAGAGAACACACATATACGTAGACTCTCTCACTCAATTACATTCACCCTTTATAGCATCACATCCCGTTACACACTAAGGAATAGTAATATGCAACCATTCGAACAGATAGTATTAGCGATTATGGCATACAGCGTAGGCTGTACTGCACTCATCATCCACTTAATGTACAAGCTACACAAGGCAGACCAAGGCATTGATAAGGTCATCAAGAATTACATAGACGACTCAATACAGCGAGAATTAGAATGAGACTTGCCACGTCTAAGTCAACAGGCAAATACATCACCTGCATACATTGCCATAAAGAAGAATACATATACAATCCAGACGCAATGGCAATTAACACCAGAGACTACACTTGCTCCAAGCAATGTAATGAG